AGAGTTAGAAGACCAGACTTCGCTATTAGAGTAGCTTCTGAAACTGGTGCTGGGCTAAGAGATGATACAGTAGAGATATATAAATCAAAAGAAGATGCTATTAGTGGCCTAGTCAGGCAGGGCATGAAAAGAGAGGAAGCTGAGGAAATGATAGTTGAGTCAAACCTTGAAAAACTTTGTTCAGATAAACAAAAAGCTAAAACTTGCCCCAAAGACGTAAAGAGAAACTATTTCATAGTTGGAAATAGTATGAAAAATTACATAGATTTTGACAAAGGGGCCAAGTTAGGAACATTATCTGAGAACACAAGAAAATCCTTAATGCTAGGTACGAATTGTTCTAAAGAAAATTGCACACCAGAAGAAATGGAGAAGTTAAGTATATTCTCTGATGCAGCGAAAACAAATCTTGGACTGACCGACACAGACGTTCAATCTAATAGAGAGTTAGAGAAAGATTTTAGTAGTATGGAAGAAAATATAAAAAAGCTTGGACCAAAGCTTACTCTTACAAAAGATGGCAAACAAGTAAATTTAAATACCGTAAATAAATTTGCTGAGACTTTCTTAAATGAATTGAAAAAGAATTCAGATTATAAAAATCTGATAAACGATGAAATGTACACAGAACTTAAAGATGCCATAAAAGGGGAGAAAGATCCAGAGAGATTGAAAGGTTTGATGAAGACCTATATTAAAAATAAAATGCTTGAAAAAAAAATAAATGGGTCCAACCCTGCACAAAAAAGAGCAGCTTTAGCTTATATTGCAACAGAAGCATTTTTTGCTGGGGGGTGCAGGAATAATCCATTATTTACTGCGGGTTCACTGGCTACCGCAGAGTTACACGTTTGTAGACAGAACGAATTCTTCTCCCCATTAACTAATATGCTGAATGGGAATAATGCAGATAATTATGAAGTTAATTTCGACGGAAGATCAATTCATGTAAAGAGTAAAATAGATGATGCTGATTCAGTTACCGTAAAAGTTATGGTAGAAAATAGTGGCAGAGCAGTAACTGAATGTCATATATCTAAAAAGGCTTTAAGAAAGAGAAGCAAGAAAGCTAAAGTAGTAAGAGGGTCAGAAAATATTACTTCTAGTAGAGACATTAAACTCTCATCTGCTAGCATGAAATTAGCTGACATGCTAGTTGAATTTTCAAATATCTTAAAGAATCAAATCAACAGCTAGTGTACCAAAGGTGCCAAGCATTGTAAGTCTTGGTTATCTCTAGTAGATCCTCTAGTCTGCATATCATATACCTGTTATTATTAAAGTTCAAAAAAACATGAGTTTTGTTTTCAGCGTATGTCGCCAAAGTTAGGGATTTCTTTTCATTGAACAAGCAAAGAATATCCTTTCTATCTTGCTGAAAGATCAACAGGAAATTTTTATTTATTTTCACAGAATCTTTCTCAGCTTGAGCTATAAATGACATTAAATCTGACTTAGGATTAAATAAAGATCCAATGTTTTCTTTATTATACCCTTTCTTACACTCAATAGTGAACTTAAAGCTTTTAGGTGTAATTAAATCACCACTAAACATTAAGTGTTCTGGTAGTTTATGAGTTGTAGAGAAAGCTCCAGATCCAGGGGATCTAATAAATTCAGTAGTCTTAAAGTGCTCGTTAAGTATCTTGCACACTTTTCGCTCAAAGGTGTTACCCTTGGTTCTACTGTTTTTTCTTTTCTTCTTGGACTCCACCAGATTTTTTAAATCAAAATCATCTTTCATATTTTTATCCTCGTACTATTATAGACCTCGATGGATAAAATTAAATTACTAGGTTCTAACTGGAAAATACAAACCGAAGAAAGAAGTAGAGGACGTATGAAACTAACAATTAAACTAAGCAAGGACGAAGCCCAGGGATTTAAGAACTGGACTGACATAGTTAAGCCACCAGAACTTTCGCAAGAGGAGTTCCTGAAGCAGATTTTCTTTAACGGAATTGAGCATCTAAATGATAAGCTCCAGAAGGTATCGGAGCAGATTATGAAGGATGCCGCTCTTCAAGAGCAGCTTTCAGCTTCAGGGATTGACGCATCATCAGTAATCACACCCCCATGAACATTCCCCGTAGTATAAATAGTTACGACAAATTACGAGTGTTTGTCAATTGCATCCGCCATGCCCAAGAGCGGGGTGATCGACTTCATCATCAGGTAATTTTTTATACTCCTTGGGACAAGGCTGCCAAGAAGATTAAGGGCATCGTATCACGGGTGAATCTATTCGATTTGCCCGATGCTTACTCAATCATGCGGCGCGAGTTTAATCTTCCTGAGAATCTAAACTATGTTCCTACCCTGCTAACTTTTGAAGTTCAGGAAGGGGAACTTTCTGTAAGATTCGTAGATAACTGCACAGCAATTCAGCACGAACTAGTATCGGGGTGATTCAATCTCACCCCATGCTTATGTTCGTAATAAGCTTCCAACTTTAATCTGTGTCTCTTTATCTTAGTTGCAACTAACTTCAAGTTGTTAACTATAACGGTCGTAAAGTAATTGAACGCAGACCCATTCGCCGGATTAAAGTTGCGTAAAGTCTTTAGTATAAGCAGGAAACAATCCTGTTTTGCGTCTTCTTTGTCCACTTTAAAGTGGAAGGCGTCTATGATGTTGGAGATTAGGATGTCGAAACATCCCATTAGCTCATCTTGAGATTCGTAATTTCCCGAGCAATGAAGCTTTATTAAGCTTTCAAATTTCTTGTTATCAAGATAATTAGACACAAAATATAATAGTATGCGGATTATACCAGACCCATTTAAATCTTTAAATAGTGGGTGCCAAGGCTGCACTATTCTCGATAAGAGTAAGATTTGCCACTCGATTATGGACCATGAGGGGGAAGGGTTCAATAAACAGTGTGAAATCTTATTTGTGTCAGAGTCCTTTAAGTTAGAATTTGGGGAATTGACTCCATTTTCATCCAAGGAGCAGAACTTAATTGAAGATGCTCTCTCCAAGTTGGGATTAAGCCATCTTATTCCCGCCATAGAGTACACGGCAGCGGTCAAGTGCCCATCTGTAAAAGATAAGGACATGACCAAGGATGATAAGGATATTTGCCGCGCCCACATCGCAGCTACAATTAAATCCTGCAATCCAAAACTAATCTTTGTGTGTGGTAACCTTCCTATGGTTATGCTTACAAAGAAATCTGGCATCATGGATAAGCGAGGGAAGTCTTTTGATTATAACGGCATTCCTGTTGTAGCAATTTACCACCCTTATCAGGTAATAGTGGAGCCTCAGAATGAGTATCTGTTTGGCCTGGACATTCAGAATGCTATTGAGCTACACTACACAAAAACCAATACGCAATCTGAATTTGCGTGGGAGCTTATCGACACGGTAAGCAAGCTAACCTCTTTGGAGAGATATGTAGATTGTGATGTTGCAGTTGATATTGAAACCACAGGCCTTGATTTCATCAAGGATGAGATTCAAACTATAGCTCTATCATTCGACTCAACATCCGGTCAGAAGACATTCACTATTCCTGTCTATCACAAAGAATTTAACCAACCGGACAAGTGGATGTCTCATGTACAGACCACGTTGAATAAAATTTTCACCAATGAGAGGACCAAGAAGATCTTTCATAAGGCTCAGTTCGACACTAAGTTTCTTTCTAGGCACGGAATGCCAAACATCGTAAACATTTACGACACCAAACTTATGCAACACATGATTGATGAAAATCTCCCGAAGAGCCTTTCGGACCTCTGCAAGTACTACTTCCCAGGTGAGATGAGCATTATCTAATGTTAGGCCAAGACGGGAGAAAAACTGACTGGAAGAACATGCCGCTAGCCCAGATGGCTAGGGGTAACGCTCTCGATGCGTATTTCACTCTTAAGATCTTTCGCAAACTTGAGAAGAGTATTGCGGATCTTAAGATGTCCAATCTCTATGATAGGCTCATGGTGCCTGCTGTGGAGCTATTTAAGGACATGGAGCTTGATGGTCTACTAATCTCTGAGGAGACTGTAGACGAGCTTGCTACTCAACTGAGAGAGGATATCCATGAGAAAGAAGATAAGCTATATTCCTTCAAGCAAGTAAATAAAATCTATGAGCTTACTTCTACTGATGACCTAATCAAGGTATTGTTCTCATGCGATAAGAAGGGCAACATAGTAGAGGGTGGCTTTGGGCTTTACCCTCCAATCTCTTCGGAAAAGACTGGGGCGGCTAGTACAAGCGCAGAAGCATTGGATATTCTATTAGAACAACTGCAAGACGAGATAGACAAGCGAGGACTCAATGAATAGGTTTGAGAAGCTAGACTACGAAAAGCAGATCTCACGATCTGTAATTACCAGCTTAAGCAACGAAAAGATACTTGGTGCCAATAGCTTCATTAAGTCTTTGCTGGAATTCCGTAGATCCAGAAAGCTACACGACACTTATATTACGGGTGTAAAGGAAGCCATTAAGTATAATGGATTCAACAAGATCTTCGTGGAGTATCGACTTGATGGAACGGTAACCGGACGCTTATCTAATGCAGGGTATAGCGTAGGGAATAATAGTATGGGCATTTCATTCCATACCCTGCCTAGAGAATCCAAGTTTAATATCCGCAATTATGTTGTGGCTCCAAGGGGTCATAAGTTTATTACTGCGGATATGAAGTCCATGGAACTGCGAGTCCTAGCTCACTTAGCCAAGGAGAAGAACATGGCTAAAGCGTTCAATGAGCGCATGGACCTACATACTTACTCCGCGTCTATGACGTTCGGTAAGCCCATGGACAAGGTGACAAAAGAAGAGCGTCAGATTGCCAAGGCTGTGAGCTTCTTGACCGTATATGGAGGAACCGAGAAGACTCTAGCCATGAAGCAGGGGATCAGCTTCAAGAAGGCCAAGGGTATCATTGAAGGTTGGATGGCGGCTTTCCCTGGAGTTCCAAGATACATGGAACATATTGATGACTTCATCAAAAGAAACAAATATGCTTACACTATTTTTGGTCGCCGTCGCAATCTACCTAATGCTGCATCTGAGGCTAAGTATATTAGAGAGCAAGCGTTTAGACAGGGACTGAATTTTACCGTACAATCATCTGCAAGTGATACGCTAGTTTGCTGTATGCTAGGACTGCATCAAGAACTAAAGAAGCGTAAGATGCAATCTAAAATTGTCGCTACTGTCCATGACAGCCTAGAGCTAATAGCCCCTGATTTTGAAGTGGATGAAACAATCCGATTGCTTCACTATCATATGACCGAGTACCCCTACATCAAAGAAAACTTTGGTATCACGTTTTCTGTCCCGCTAGAAATTGAAGTTATGGTAGGGGATTCTTTCGGATCAGGAGAAGAATACCATATTAACTAACAGTCCCATTTTCTCAAGGCTTTATTAACTCTTGAGTTTGGATCATTGGCAGTTTTTGAGGAAGTATTCTTTCTTTTGTGCCCGGACATTCTCGCGCAAAATGACTTTCTCCGGGCAGCAGACTTATCAGACTTCTTAGCCTGTTCCGCTGAGACGGGTGGTTTAAGATTGTGTCCTTGAGCCTTGGCCGAAGCTCTACCTTTAGCATTTAGTCCACCTTCAGGGTTTTTCCCTTCGCTTCTTTGCCAAGCAGGAGTCTTACCTTCTTTTATCTTAGCTCTTGAACCTCTGGGCTTCACTGAGCGATACCCGTCAAAGAATTTTCCTACACCCGCGTCACCATGTCTCTTTTGGATTCTATCCTTGATAGAGGTAACTTGTTTCTTAACTTGCTCAGGAGACTTTTTCGTAGATGTCTCACCAGATTGCATACTCTTAGAAGCAGCACCTACGCGAGAACCTGTGGCTTTAGCGTTTTTACCTGTAGTATACCCTTCATTAACTGACTTGCAAGACCCTTTTGAATAAGGTTTTTTACCTGAGACTGGCTTGTACCCTTTCCAGCACCTTTCGACTATCATCTCAATTAATCTTTCTTTTATAGTTTTCACAGACTACCACCTTTATTTTTTGGGTTTCTTCCTGAGCCACCTTCTTTATCGGCTAATGAACCAAAAAGTTTTCCGCTATTTTTACTTATTTTTCTTAGTTTCCGATTCAGATTATTTTCTTTGCTTTGGCCCGCTGCATTTTTTTTACCACCAACTCCCATTTTATTTATTTGATCTTTAGATAATGGGGGTGTCTGGGCCTTTCCCTCTGCATTAGCTTTTGCTATTCCTGCTTTTGGAGAGGTAGTCCCTCTTTCATATCCTCGTTCTCGATTAGAAGGTCCTTTTGTGGTCCCTCTTTGAGCCGTTTTGATTTCTTTATCTTTTTCTGCTCTTGATACGTCATCTTTAGTAAATTCTCTTCTAGCTCCCTTAGAAACACCAGCCGTTTTCATTCTCTTAACTTCGGCACGGTTGATATCTTTATTAATTTTTAGCTCGTCTAATCGGTATTGAATCGCTTCGGCTAGGTACTTAACATAATCATTAGTATCCTGAACTTCAGGTAATTGGGGGACTTGTACGTTCTCTTCTAGCCGTTGGGCTAAAACATTTTTTATTATCGACTTAATATCCATAATGGCATCCTATAATGTATCACTTATATTTAGGGCATAAACACAATGATTGACTATTTAAATGATAAAATTAGTTCCGTATCTTTAATAGATAAAATGCAGGTTGACAGCCCTTTAAAGGTAGTTAACTCTGCCCGGATAAGTTACAATAAAGTTAAGTCCAATTTTGACGAAAAAGATAGCAAATTAACTAAATTTCTCTGGGAACACGATCATACTAGCCCTTATAGACACTCGTATTTTACGTTTCACATTAAAGCCCCTTTATTCCTGTTCCGCCAACTAATGAAGTATCAGGTGGGTAGTGGGTTTAGGACCTACGAAGTAGAGGGTAGGGAGGTTTCATTAGAGGTATTCGATCACTTCTACGATCAAGATAAGGGTTGTAGTTGGAACGAGATTTCTGGTCGTTATGTACAGACCTCTGACGAGTTCTACATTCCTAATATGGCTAGGGCTAATCCTCCTCATGGTAATAAGCAGTCTTCGGAGCAAATACACCCCGATAGCAGACTGCACGATATTATGAGGGCAGAAATGAAAATTGCATCTGATTCTGCCAAGTCAACTTACGACTTTTTAGTTAGAATGGGCGTTGCGAAAGAAATCGCAAGGATGGTTTTGCCCCAAAATATTTATTCGGAATGTTACTGGACTGTCTCGCTCCAGTCTATAATTCACTTCCTGCACCAAAGATTAAAGCCGGACGCCCAACACGAAATTAAACTTTTGGCGGAAGGAATTTACACTTTAATGCATCCAACACTTAACACTTTAGGTATAACTAAGGAATCCCTATGAGTTCTAAAATTACTGTATATTTCCAACACCCCGAGGCGTGTGAACCCGAATTTAAAGCAATTTTCAGTGTTCGCCACCTCCGTAACTACAAGAAAAATGAAAACGGGGGTGTAGAAATAGATCAGTACGGTGGGTATACCGTCCTATCTCAACACAAAGATTATGTTCTTATAGAGGACTTAATCTTTTATTACTCATGTAATGATCTAATCATTACTAAGTGCAATCCAAGAACTGATAAGTTTAGCCGTAATATTGGACTATCAGAAGCAATCAAGTGCTGGCTTTACAAAGCATTTGATGGTAAATATACTACAGAATGTAATATACGACCTGTAGGGGTAAATGAGTTCGTACAACTTTATCTACCTGTATGAAGGCAGTAGTAATTGGTGACTGTCATTTCTACAATGCTTACCCAAGCTTCGATTATCTTCAACACCAATTTGATACCATAAGAAAAATTATACATGGTGAACTACCTACGCACGTTATATTCCTCGGTGACATCTTTCATTTCAGGAAACCCGACCCTGAGTCGATCGTTAGATGTGTTGCTTTTTTTACTGAAATTGCCTCTACTCATTTTCGTAAGAGCATTATTTGTATTCGCGGTAACCATGATACTGCTGCTAAGTCTGATACTAATAACCTTTGCATTATTGACATCTTGGGAGGAAGTTATTCCGTTTGCGGAGCCGAAATCGTAAGCTCCTACAAGAAGATTCAATTTACCGATCAAATTGATTTCCATCTGATAGCACATTTCGATTCAGAGCAAACTATCCGGCAGTATCTCGATAGTATACCCAAAGATAATAAAACCAAATTCGTTTTTGGACACTTTGGGTTCAAAGGATGCTTAAACCCTAACGGAGATGAAGACTCTCCGCTAGGACTAGAAGTATTTAAGTACCCTACTTTCCTAGGCCATATTCACAAGCCTCAGGATAACGGACATGTACATGTTGTAGGAACTCCATACTCAACCGCATTCTCAGAAGCTGACAACCAGCATAGATACGCTGTAATCCACGGTGATGGACGTTATGAGTTTAAGAGTATAAACTCAGGTATTAGATATTGTCAATTCCCTTTAGCCTCTCTAGAGGCAAACAAGGATTTCATAAAAGATAAAAATTACAAGACAATATTGAGAGTTTATCTAAGCCAAATCTTAGATACTAATTCTGTGGATCTAAGAAAAAAGATAATGGCTGAGTATGGAGTTTCTTATGTCGATATTAAGTATTTCCCAATCATTGATGACGAGGTACAGAAAAGTTCTTATCGCCCTAAGAGCATGGTATTTGAACTTAGCGATGACCTCATTGTTAATTATCTCAATGAGTGTAAAGCAGATATTCCAAAAGAAATTCTGCTAAAAGGACTTAATAAACTAAAGACAGAAGATGATTCTAAAAACTCTTAAAGCAAAAAATTTTTACAGTTTCAGAACTGTTGAACTCGATCTATCTAAGTTCAAGAACATTGTTTATGTGAAAGGAATAAACAGAGATTCGGGCGGAAGCAACGGGTCCGGTAAAAGTTCAATCCTAGAGATGATAACTTTTGCCATCTTTGGCAAGACTATTAGAAAGTCCACAGAAGAAGCATTAGTTAATTGTGATTCAAAGAAAAATCTAGAAGTAGAGATCTGCGTCTACAAAGATGGAGTTGGGGAAGCCGTCATAACTAGAACTAAAAGACCAAATAGTCTTCAATTTTACTTAGACGGGGTAGACCTAACACAAGAAAACGCAAACAAGACGCAAGAGAAGATAGAGAAGGAACTTGGCCTTAGCTACAAGACTTTCGTAGCCTCAATAGTGTTCGGCCAGCATGTAGACCTTGAATTTCTATCTGCTACAGCAGACGATAAGCGCACTATAATCCGAAACTTCTTAAATCTAGACGAGATCTTTAATTGGAGAGATAAAATCAGAGATCTTAAGTCTCAGTACAGGACAGAAGCAGAAAAGTCTTCTACGGTCATTAGTGAGCTAGAGAAACAATCAGATAAGATTAAGTCTAAGTTTATCAAGGAAACTAAAGACATAAAACTAGAGCCTCTGGAAGAAGTTAAGAAAAGACAGAATTTAATCTTAAATCACAGAGAGCAGTTAATTTTTCTAAAGAATGAGATAGAGTCTAAAGATATTTTAGTTAGATCTACTCAAGATAAGATAAATAAAGGCGTATATTGCATTCAAGATAAATGTAAGACTTGTAAAAAAACTTACACTAAGAAGCAAACAGAAGCCAATATTCGTGGGCTGACCCGCAAGCTTAACCCGGTATTAAAAGCAACAACTAAGCTACGCAATAAAATAAACACTTTAGAAGCTAACATTAAAAAGTTATCTTCTATGGTTAATTTAGAGCAATGGATTAAGCTTAAAGAACAACAAGATTTATTTCTTTCGCAGAAAAAATTAGAAGAGCAGTATAATGAAATCCTTCTTCGTAGGACTAATGAAGAAGAAGTTAAGAAATCTAATGAACTTAATTATGAAGTTATGCGGTTCTGGGAGAGGGCCTTCTCCGAACAGGGTATAATTAAATACTTCATAAGAAATATTCTTGATTATCTTAATTTTAAGACTAACGAATATCTTTCAATACTAACTAATAATCAGTTCTCTATTTCATTCAATGAGGAATTGGAAGAAACCATCATAAACAACGGAAGGAAACTTTCCTTTATGTCGTTAAGTGGTGGCGAGAAACGAAAGATAAACTTAGCTGTTATGCTATCTCTCCAGTCATTATTAACCCATACGTCTAAAGAACAATCAAACATAATTTTCTTTGATGAAATTGCAGAAAATATGGATGAAGATGGCTGTCAGGGCATACATAATTTACTAAAAAGTCTAAAGGAAGAAGATAAGACGGTATTTTTAATTACACATAACTCACACCTGAAGAGCCTACTCGACGGGTGTCAGATTTTAACAATAGAAAAGAGAAATGGTGAATCGAGGATAATATGATTAAGCAACTTAATGAACTAGGGCAGAAGATTTTTGAACATCGTTACGCTTACCCAGGCGAGACGAAATACTCAGACCGCTGCAAGGCAATGGCAAAGCATATCTCATCCGCCGAGCGGGACGATGAGAAGGAGTCATACGAGCGTAGATTCTATGACGTTCTTGCAACAGGAGATTTTGTTCCTGGGGGAAGAATTATATTTGGCTCTGGCAGATCGCGTCAAAATATGTTAAACTGCTACGTTCTAGAGCCAGAGGATAGCGTAGACAGTATCGGCAAGGTAATTGCTGATATGTATAAGATTTCCTGCGCTGGCGGTGGAATCGGATTTAATTTTAGCAAGATCCGTCCACGCGGAGATGACATCCAGAACATTAAGAACTCCGCTCCCGGCGCAGTAAGCGTAATGCGGATGATTAATGAAATCGGAAATCACGTTAGAGCCGGAAAGAATCGGCGTACCGCTCTAATGGCCGAGCTTAATGTTACTCATCCAGATATCCTTGAGTTCCTTAAGGTAAAGCTAGACCTAGGCGAGTTAACCAACTTCAATATTTCTGTAGCCATTACAGATAGATTCATTCAAGCGTGCGAGAATGACGAGGATTGGTATTTTACGTTTAATAACCGTAAGTACTTCATGTATGAAATGACTCGTACTTCCCCAGGCGGAAGCCAAGAGCAAGTATGGACTGTAGCTCTGGACGAGAAGGATGCCGTAGAGCGAGTTAAGCTACATCAGCTTAAGCACTTTAACGATACCTTTGATAATGTTAAGGAAGTAAAGTACAAGGCTTTAGAGCTATGGAATAAGATTTGGGAAAACTCAGTTAAGTCTGGCGATCCCGGTATCTTTAATATTGATCTAGCCAATAGCTATACCAACGTATCATACTTTGAGCGTATGAATGCCACAAACCCATGTGGAGAGATTACACTTCCTGCGTATGGTAACTGCTGCCTAGGTAACATCAATCTTGCCAACATGGTGGATGATAGCGGTGAGTTTGATTGGAAGAGACTTGCCCATACGGTAAGACTCGGTGTTCGTTTCCTCGATAATGTGCTTACGGTAAACCACTATCCAATCCCTGAGTGCAACGAGGTCGGTCAGCGTTCACGGAGAATCGGGCTTGGAGTGCTTGCACTGCATTACATGTTCATCAAGCTAGGAATTAAATATGGCTCAGAGAAGTCGCTAGAATTCCTAGATAGGCTTTATACTACGATCAGAGATGAGGCGTACAAGGCTTCAATTTATCTGGCGAGGGACAAGTCACCATTCCCTGCATTTAATGCCAAGCTGTATCTGCAAGAGTCGTTCGCTAGAACTCTCCCAGCCAGAATAAGAATGCTAATCAAGGAGCACGGCATCCGTAATGCTGTACTACTTACTGTCCCCCCAACAGGAACAATCTCAATGGTGCATGGAGTTTCTAGCGGTATCGAGCCAATCTTTGCTGCCATGTATATGAGAAGATTCCGTGTTGCTAATACTTGGGCTGAGGAAGTTGTACTTGACCCTCTGTTCAAGGAATATATTGAAAAAGGAAAGTCCCTAGATTTATTCGTCGGGGCCTATGATGTTACCCCCGAGGAGCACATCAAGGTTCAAGCTACTATCCAAAAGTATATTGATAACGCCATCAGCAAGACCATCAATCTCCCAAATGATGCACAGTGGGAGGATATTGCTGATGTAGCTCTTCAGTACGCTCCATATCTAAAGGGCCTCACAGTGTACCGTGCGGGATCAAAGGGCATGGAACCACTACAAGCTATTCCTCTCACTCAAGAGAATATTGAGAAGTACGCTAAACCACAAGCTGTAGCTGAGACTGCTTCTGCTGAGGTTTGCAGAATCGGAGATAACTCCTGCGGTAGCTGATATGACAACCTACATCATTAAATGGGAAAAAGGGGAGAAGGTAGTCTACGAAGATGGTCGTAGACTATCCCCCAAAGAGATGCAAGCCCGTGATAAGCAGCTTGAAGCCCAAAACAAGAAATTAAACATGGTTTGCCCCGCATGTGGTAAGCACGCGACTACTTCTAGTAAAAAGAATGGTGAGCCGAGAAAGAAGAAGTGCCCCGCCTGCGGCACAACTATGGAAAGATACTTGGATGGCGTCTTAATTAAAAAGGATTCTTCACAAGTTAGACGCAAGGTAGAACGGTACAATCATTATGGTATGGACAAGGATCAAGCTCATGCCTTCTATGAGACATCTATAGAGGGATCTAAGAGACGTATCCAAGGCGTAGGTGGAGCATCCCACTACAAAGCCATGGTCCCAGATATGGACTACATGGTTAAGACTGGACAAGCAACCAAAATGTCAGATGAGGATACAAGAAAAGCTAGGAAAGCAAGAAAGGAAGCAGTAGTTAAACAAGTTGAAAATTCAAAGAATTTTGACCCTAAGAGATCAAACGGATCACAATCAATAAAATGAGTTACTCTTTTTCAGATAACATTCAACGGGGTATTCTTTACCTCGTTAAGCACGACAAGGATTTCTACTCTCAGATTGCCGGGCTAATAAAGCCCGAGTACTTTGAGTTTCCTTCATATTCATTTATCTTTGAGCGTGTAAGAGCTTACTATGATAAATACAAGGTAATTCCACCTGATGATATCCTTCTTGAGGATATTAGCAAAAATCTACCTAAGGGGCAGAGCCTAGGGGACTACGAGGACGATATCAGCCAGATCAATAGCTTAAACACTAATGTTCTGGACAATCGAGAGTTTGTTCTTGATCTAGTAGAGGACTTTGCTAGAAAGCAAGCACTAACTCAAGCCATCAAGGATAGCGTAGTCCTCCTTAAGGAGAACAAGATCCCAGAGATCGAAGAGATTGTCCGCAAGGCAATGCTTGTCTCTAGAGAGGTCAATGTAGGTCAATTGTATTTCGATGACGTTGACAATAGAATCACCCGTCTATTCGAAAACAAGCAGAAGAAGAAGTATCGAACTGTCTTCAATACTTTTAACGAGTTCCTAGATGGGGGCTTGAACTCCAAGGAGTTAGCAATGGTTATTGCTCCCCCTGGCGTAGGTAAGTCTCTATACTTAGTTAATCAGGGTGCAATAGCTCTTAAGGAAGGAAAGAAGGTCCTTTATATTTCACTGGAGATGGCGGAAGACAAGATCGCGCAGCGATTCGACTCGATCCTTACCATGATCCCTAACGTGAAGCTTAAAGACAAGTCGGTATATCCTCTACTTAAGGAGAGACTAAATCAGGTACAGAAGAAGTTCGATCAAGCACAGCTAATCATTAAGGAGTTCCCTGTTGGGCAGCTAACTGTAAATCAGATTAGATCTCTGCTAGTCCAACTGAAACTCCACCATGATTTTGTTCCTGATCTTCTTATTGTAGATTACCTAGAGCTTCTTCGGCCAAATCGCGCTATCGACGCTGAATATCAAGCGCAAGAGAGAATCGCCCAAGAACTTCGTGGGCTAGCGATGGAACATAATTTCCTTGTATGGACGGCTACCCAGACAAATAGAATGGGTAAGAAGGTGGCTACCATTACGGATGCAGAGCTAGGAGACAGCTACGGTAAGATTCGTCCTGCTGACTGGGCCATAAGCCTCAATCAGACGGATGAGGAGTATGAGAAGGGTAGAATGCGTGTTTATGTCGTAAAGGCACGGGATAGCAAGCAGCACTACCGTATCTCTGCTGGTGTAAATTACACCAATCTCATTATGGAAGAAGTGGCTGATTCGGAACTGGCTGCCGAAGAATAAATAAATATCTGACCGAATTTAAATCGGTCAGCTATAATGACCTTATGTACTATCTGCCCAAAGACGAAGTTAAAGACTTAGATATAGATAAATACTTGGAAATCCATAGTAAGCTTTCCTCCATTGACAAGGATAATTTGGCGATGGAATTAGTTAAGCATACTACGGTATACTCATACTATCATGGTATGCTAATTTGGCAGAAGCGTAAGATTGATATTATTGCTGCCAATAACCAAGCACTTTATTCTCTACTTAAGAACTCTGAGCTTGAAGCTAATAAAAACAAAGGGTCCAAGGCGACAGCTACATACCTAGAAGATTATGCTCAATCTAACGAAGAGTATATCAAAGCAAAAACTAACTTAATTTACCAAGAAGAAATTTACGGATATTTAAAAGCTATTTGCTCTATGTTGGAACATAAAAAGGATATGTTGGTCCAACTTAGTGCGAATTTAAGATCAGAAACAAAACTTTACAACTAAAAAAAGAGAGAAAAAAATGAACCTAAACGATCTACGAAAGAAGCACGAAGAACTACTGAAGGGCAAGTCCGCTGGCGGAAGCGGTGAGGGCGACCTCGAAAAGTACCTAAAGGTGGAGCCAGGAAAGAATACCATTCGTATTCTGCCTTGGAAGGATGACTCAAAGCCTTTCTACGCTGAGGCACTAATCCATCGTTACACCAACGAAGAGGGTAAGCTGCGGAACTATTTCTGCCGCAAGATTCAGAATGAGTCGTGCCCTGTTTGTGATTTTTACTTTGATCTGTGGAAGATGCACAAGGAGCTTGGCCTACCACCAAAGACCAAGAGCCGTTTCGGTGATCTAGCCACGAAGATCAAGGCTACTCCACGTTACTATCTAAACGTAGTAGACCGCCGGTCACTGGAGAACTCACCAGATAACGTAACTGGTGCGGTTAAGATCCTTTCAACGGGCCAGAAGGTATTCAAGAAGATTCTTGAGGGTGTCCTTAACGTCGAGCTAATGGACGAGAATGATCCTGAGAACACCAATGTCCTGAGCCTGAAGAAGGGCAACGATTTCATCCTAGAGCTAGGAAAGAGCGGAGAGTTCAACAACTACGATCAATCCACTTTCCGAATCAAGAAGACTTCTGCTGGATCGGATCGTGAGATTAAGGTTTGGATGGAGGCTATGCACGACATTCATTCACAAATCAAGGTTGGTGAGTATGACGAGGGCAAGAAGCTCGTAGAGATGCTACGGGTAACCCTCGATACGGGCGGAAGCTCCCCTACGCAGAAGCCTGATGATGATATGGGTGAATCACGTTTTAAGAAGGAAGTTCAAGTATGAGAAATATTTTTCTATCTGTAATGCTGCTATTCGTAGCAGCTTGTTCCCCACTACGGGATCTGAGCATTTCAACCTCAGATTGCCTGACTGATCCACAGGCTATCACTAGCCAGGATGTTGTCGTAGTTCCTAAGGATACTCTCCCTAAGGAAATTGTAGAGAGCGATAAGTTTAAGGATAAGAGCATCATCATCGCCCCTACTGATATGCTGAAGAAGGATTGCACAAAGCTTGCAATCGTTCCAGACCCAAAGAATGAGGGCGGTTGGTCAGCGTGGCTGCTTGGTCTAGGAGCGTCGGCTGCGGGGATTGCATCAATTTTCATCCCTCAGTTGGCTGCGCTAGAGGCACTCTTAGCACTCCTATCCCGTAGAAAGCGAGAGCACTATGTTGCTGCTGTTAAGAACATTCTTCCTTACGATGGTAATATTGATATGAAGGGTGCTGTAAATAGTTTAGCAAAAGCTATGGGCATACTCCATACTAATAAGGGCACAGAGAAGCCCGACAATGGATCGGCTAGTCAACAGGCTACCTAGTACACTAAAGCCTTAGCTTTTCACCCCCTAACATATCTGAAATATGTTAGGGGGTTTTTTTATTGTTACATCTTGCCGTACTATAATGGAAAAGTACGACAATATGTAACAAATGACAGATAAACTTAAAATACTCGTAGTCCATCCTAACACTGGAGGTTGTGCATACTACAGAAGCTTAATGCCTTACCACAAGCTCCAAGAGCTATTTCCCGATAAGTTAGAGATTAAATTCGATGACAACCCGCTAAAAGCTAATATAAAGACTGGAAAGTTCGATTATGAAGGCGCAGAGCAGGACGAACCCCCAGAGATAATAAAATGGGCGCATGTGGTACTGATAAATAACATCAGTAACTTCGGAGGTCCATATACTGCTAGAGTTCAAGGTCTTGCATTAAAAGCTAAGAAGTTTGTTCACTTTGATACAGATGACTTGCTTACCGAGCTTTACGAAGAGCACCATCTAATTGATGTCTACAAGAATCAAGGGCTGAGTGAGCTAACCAAACAGCTTTACTACAATTCCCATCTAGTGACTGTAACTCAGACTAAGTTTGCAGAGAGAATTAAGCCTTATTGTCGTAATATTCTTGCTGTAGTTAAGAATGCTATAGACTATAATTTACCTTGTTGGAACCACCCAAAGACCGTTGGACGCCTAGTTCGCGTCGGATGGGCTGGAGGTATCCATCACAATCCTGACGTAAAGGTATTCTCAACTGTGCCCCATGTAGTGAATCAAAAAGTAGGAAGGGAAAACATATGGTGGGATTTCTATGGTATGCCACCACCTCCTAAAACTCAACAAGAGAAAGACGATTGGCAGAATAAAGTGTGGGACAAGTACAAATCCGAACTACTAAAAGGGTTTAAAGGGCAACCTAACTGGAGCACACATTATGCAGTGGGACCACATGAGTATGGTGTCTTTTATGCTAACATGGATATTGCTATAGCTCCACTTAAGATGAACCCATTTAATGACTCCAAGAGCGATATTAAGGTGGCTGAGGCTGGCCGATACAAGGTGCCTATAGTGGCCTCAAACGTCGGCTGCTACAGCGACACGATCGTCAACGGCAAGACGGGCTACCTAATTGATCCAGACGCTCCTAAGACAGAATGGATAAGAATACTGTCCAAGGTAGCTACTGACCATAAGCTGCGTAGAGAAATGGGAGAGAACTTACACTCAATTACCGAGCAATTGTTCGACATTAACAAGGTAGCAAAATATCGTTTGGATGTATACGAACAGTGCTTCAAAGCTTTTGGATTTGATCCAAGGAAAGAACAATGATAAAAATTGCCACAGGATTTTGTGGTCCAGGGGGGTCAACCGTTGCTTTATCCACATTAGTTAATTTATTTAACAATAATGGGTTAGATGCTTGTCTTTACGGGCAGAATGTGGGGTGGGACGGGGTGGATTGTAAGTACTCAACTTTTGACAAATTAAATTTAACGAAAGAAGATATACTAATTTATCATTTTATTCCTTTGGCAGAAAGAACGAACTGTAAGAAACAAATTCTATCTTGCCATGAAACTGAAGTATTTAAAATAAAAGATATTCCTAATTTAAAATACGACGCAATACACTATGTGTCTCAATTTCAAAAAGATTGGCAAGGAGTGAATGGTACGGTAATACCAAATCCAATAAGAAGCTTCACAAAAACTAAAAAAGATTTTCGTGTAGCTGGGATAATTGGAAGTATAGACCCAAACAAGAGAGTTCACGAATCTATCCTCAGAGCACAGAAAGACGGATTTAGATCTGTTAAAATATATGGAAACTTAACAGACTATAATTATTTTTATTCTCAAGTACTTCCCTTGCTATCTGAGGATGTTACCTATAATGGGGTTGCTAAAGACATGAATAAAGTTTATTCAGGACTAAGCCATGTATATCACTCTCCAGTTCTTGAAACATATAACCTTGTAAAGCCTGAATGCGAAGCTGCTGGAGTTATTTATGTGGGAAATGAAGGCAACGATACGGAAGCTGAAGTTTGGGACAAACAAAAAATCATTGACACATGGAAGAATTTAATTTTCACATAATAACTCCTTATTATGGGCCAAAAAATTGGCTAGAGGAGTGTGTATATTCAGTAAAAATGCAAACTTTGCCTTCTCTCCACCATATAATTATTGATACTGACAGAAAAGGGGCTTGTAGGAATCATTTTGAAACTTTACAGATAATACCAGCCGAAAAAAATAATATAGTTATCCATTTAGATGGAGATGATAAGTTAATTAATCATAAGGCCTTAGAGATACTTTATCAAGTTTACAAAAATGATGATATATGGGCAACTTATGGAAATTATGTAAGTAGGCAAGGATCGGTCTGCCATACCCACGATGAATTACCTTTTAGAGAATCATTTAAAAAAATTGGATGGAGATGGTCACATCTCAGAACTTTTAGAGCTAATTTAATTCCTTACTTAAAGGAGCAAGATATGAAAGATTCTATGGGCAACTGGTTTACATCTGCGGCAGATGTCGCAATATTTTTACCAGTATTGGAGTTATGTGGTAAAAAAAGAGTCGCATTCGTTAATGAAGATTTAGTTTATTATCGTATTCATCCAAACAATGATCATGCTTCAAGGCAAAAATTGCAAGATCAAATTCGATGTGCGATAGAATTACAAAATAAAAAAGTATACAGTGAATTGAAATGAGAATAATACCATTTTTGGACTTAACTGTACCTAAAGATCAATACTTTAATGAAGCTATTTTATTAAATAGTCATATTGCTTTAAAAACTATTAGTTTAAATGAAGCATTATCAAAACAATTTGATGATATAGTTATTTCAGATCAATGTCTAGCATTGACAGATAAAATTAATGCTAAAAAGAAATTTTTATGGGTTATAGAGCCTCCTTCTGTAAACATTCAAAATTACCAAATAGCTTATCAATTAAGAGATAAGGTAGACTTAATATTTTCCCATACAAAAGAATTTTTAAATCAAGTTCCAAACTCAGTTTATTGTCCGTGGGGATCTTATTTTATAAATCCTGCGGATCATAAGTTGTATGATAAGAGACAAAATCTTACCATAATTGCTTCAAGCAAAAATTTTTGTGTTGGACATAGAATGAGGCATGAAGTAATTTCAAGATATGAAAAATACTTTAGTTGTGTAAGAAGAGGTGGAACTAATCATACTAAATATCAAAATTCTGGTGAAGAATATAAACTAAATTATATAAAAGATTATAGATTCTCTGTTGAAATTGAAAATGCTCCAATAGAAGGTTATTTCACTGAGAAGCTTTTGGATTGCATCAGAACCGGAACTATACCAATTTATTGCGGAGACTCATCAGTTGCTAATATATTTAATAAGGATGGGATAATAACTTTCTCAAAAGTGGATGACCTAGAGAAAATACTTCCTCAATTAAATGAATCATTCTATAACGATAGAATAAAGGCAGTTAAGGAAAATTATTCTATAGCTGAAAATTTTCTTTACCCTTGGAAAGTTATAACAAATAAAATTTTATGAAATATTACAGTCAATTTGGACAAGATAAGTTTATTTATGAAAATGTTTTCAATAAAAAGTCTAATGGATTTTTTCTCGATATAGGAGCATCGGAGCCTGTAGATCAAAATAATACTTATTTTTTTGAAAAGCTCGGTTGGAAAGGTATCGTTATAGAGCCTAGAAAAGAAGACTTTAATAGACTAAAAAATGAAAGATCTTGTATTTGTGAAAATGTAGCCATAACCTCCAAAAGAGAAATTAGAAAGTTTTTACAAATTGATGGTCCTTCTAAGGGTCTGAGCGGAATACTAGAGGGTTATGATATAAACCACATAGTAAGAATAGTTAGAGAACTATTTCAGTTTGGTGGGGGCATGGAATTGGTTGATATAGAGTGTCTGCCTATAAGTGATTTGTTGGAGAAATACTCTGTAAGTGAGGTAGACTACATGAGTCTAGATGTTGAAGGCATGGAACTACCGATTATCAAAACAATAGATTTTGATAAAGTTAAAATACGTTGCATAACAGTAGAAAATAATTATGAAAATATTGAAATTTCAAACTTATTAACTTCAAAAGGTTATAATAAGGTGGCAGACTTGAACTGCGACGAGGTATACTTACTTGGCTAAAATAATAGTTACTGGCTCTCTTGGCTTGATAGGCCAATCCTGCTGCTTGAGGTTCCTTAAGCAAGGGCATCAAGTTCTAGGGATTGATAACGACATGAGAAAGGAGTTCTTTGGGGCTGAGGCATCGGTGAAGGATCAATTACACTTATTCCATAGCTACCTTAATTATACTCATCACTGGTCAGATATACGGCATGTAGGCCCAGAGCTTATTGAGGGCGCAGATCTTGTTGTTCATTGTGCTGCCCAGCCATCCCATGACTGGTCCTACAAGAACCCCAAATTAGACTTTGATGTGAACGCTGTTGGCACTCTAAACCTATTAGAGTTAGTTAGATGCCACGCTCCAAATGCAACTTTCGTGTTTCTCTCAACTAATAAAGTATATGGGGATAGACCAAATTATTTTAATTTAGTTGAAAACGAATTTAGATATATTCAAAAAGATGGCTTAGGGGTGAATGAATCAATGTCTGTTGATTCGTGTGTTCATAGTATATTTGGCGTAAGTAAATTATCTGCGGACTTACTAGTTCAGGAATACGGTAGAAACTTAGGCATAAAATCAGCTATTTTTAGATGCGGGTGCCTGACAGGAAAGAACCACAAGGGAGCAGAGTTACATGGATTCCTTTCCTACCTTACAAAGTGTATAAAGGAAGGAAAGCACTACACTGTATATGGATACAAAGGAAAGCAAGTAAGAGATAACATTCATGCAGATGATATAGCATCATGCGTAGAAGAGGTATTTAAGAGTAATATTTGCTTTGGGGAAGTATTTAATTTAGGTGGGTCTTTTGAAAACAATATCTCAATGCTGGAAGCAATATCTTACTTCGAAAAAGTCTTTGAGAAGAAACTATCTTATACCATTGTAGATAACAATAGAACAGGCGATCATAAGTGGTATATAACAGACATGTCAAAATTTAGATCATATTTCCCTGGCTGGAGAAAGATGTATGATTTTGAAAAGCTGATGGTACAGTTCGCATGATTTACTTTAGTGAGCTTGGACAGTATGGGAGGCTTGGAAACCAATTGTTTCAGTATGCGGCAGCTAAGTGTTTAGCTGTGCATCATAAAACTGAAGTCGGGCTAGAGGATCTGGATAATAAATTTTGGCATGGACAAAACTGTTTATTAACAAAATTTAATTTAAATTATCTTAAAATAGATAAAACACCCAATGTCCCAAGGTATCAAGAAAATCCAAATGAAAACTGGAAATTCAACCCAAATTTCTTTAATCTTCCCGAGGAAGTAAATTTGTATGGGTTCTTTCAACATGCAAAATATTTTGAAAGTATTCAGGAAATTATCTTTAAGGAGTTTGAAATTAAAGATATTGAATTAGAGCAAAAATGTGTTAAATTTTTATCTAATTTTAAAAACCCTGTATCAATACACTTGCGGCTTGGAGATCTTATGGATCAATTCAGGCAACATGGATACGAGGAATATTTAAAAAATTACATACACAACGCATATAAGAACTTTGATAGTAATAGTGATTTTTTAGTTTTCTCTGGGGGAAACAGGAATGCAGATGATTCAACTTATTATTTTTGGGCTAGGGAAAATATAAAAGGTAGTAATTTCCATTATATTGAGGGTAACGACCCAGTTACAGATTTGTGTTTAATAAAAAACTGTAAGGGTAATATATTAGGTATAGACTCTACTTTTAGTTGGTGGGCTTCTTATTTAAATAAAGAAGGGAAAGTAGTAGCTCCTAAAAAAATGCCTTACAGCTTGATGGAGACAACAGTTAAAAATTGGATTTTGATATAAATTAATTATTCAAAAGAGCCTATAATTAAAAATAAGGAAGTCACTCGTAAAAACTATGGATTTAATAGAAAAAGTAAAAAAGTTCTGGGATACTCGCCCATGCAATGTTAGACATTCTTCTAAAGAAGTTGGGACGAAAGACTATTTCTTAGATGTTTCTAAGAGAAAATACACAGTGGAGCCGCATATAAAATCATTTGCAAATTTTAGTGAATGGAAAGGAAAGAAGGTGCTAGAAATTGGGTGCGGGATAGGAACAGATGCCCAATCATTTGCTGAGGCTGGTGCAATTTATACCGGAGTAGATTTGTCTGAGAAGTCTTTAGAAATTGCTAAGAAAAGATTTGATACATTCGGCCTCAAAGGAAATTTTTATAAAGCTGATGATGAATATATTTCAAAGATACTCCCTATTGATTCATATGACTTGATATATTCTTTTGGTGTAATACACCACACACCATTCCCAGAAATTCTAATTAGTGAAATAACAAAGTATATGTCGGAAGAGACTACCCTTAGGATAATGTTATACGCAAAGAATTCTTGGAAAAATTTTATGATTGATGCTGAACTTGATCAACCCGAGGCTCAGTATGGGTGCCCAATAGCTAATACTTACTCCAAGGAAGAAGTAGAATCCTTACTTACTGGTTTGGATATCGTGAACATGTATCAAACTCATATATTCCCTTATAAGATAGATAAATATAAAACTTATGAATATGAGAAGCAAGATTATTTTAAAGCTATGCCTGAAGAACTCTTCTCTGTTTTAGAGAAAAATTTAGGTTGGCATTTATTAATTGAAGCAAAGTTAGGTAGATGATAAAATCATTTTACACTAATTCTGACGGTGCTAACACTGAAGGTATTGGAGCAATGCTGCAATATCAATTGTTTTGCTATGCTTACTGTAGTATAAACAAAGAAAAATTTTGTTTTGATGGATTTAAAAATTTGCAACATTTTCAGTATACTAATCAGACCCAAGAAGAGTTTTGTAATTTTATAAATTCTTTTATAGATTTTAGTTCTTGCTCTATGGAAAAAGACTCTCAAAGTTTATCTCCTCAATTCTTAATGACTTATGGGCAAGATAACATAACTGAAGCACAAAATCATATTGAACGTATAAAAATTAAAATTAAAAATAATTTTAAATATTTTAAAAATGATGAATTAAATGTTGCTGTTCATATAAGAGTTCTTACTTCCACTGATACTTGCCCCGATGTTAGAAGGGAACTAGCGAATTTTAGCACGCCTATAAAATTAAATTACTATGAGAATATTTTTGATTCCATACGCAAACTACACAAAGACAAGAATGTAAAATTTCACATCTACTCTCAAGGTAAGCCTGAATTTTTTTCTAATTTTAAATTATTAGACAAAGATGTTGTGTTGCATATAGATGAGCATCCTATTATATCTCTATATCACATGGCTACCTCTGATTTATTAGTCATGGCTAACAGTTCTTTGAGTTATGTGGCTCACCTATTAGGTAAAAATTTTTCTATAGCTAGAAAGACTTTCTATCATACTTTATGTGATAATAAGTCTGTCAGGGTAGATGCTGATGGTTATATTGATTGGTCTAATACGTCTTATGGAAAATAATATTAGTATTCTTGGAATTGGTAAGCTAGGTTTGTGCTTTGCCTTGAATTTAGAAAGATCTGGGTTCAAAGTATTAGGAGTAGATTTAAATGAATCCTACATTAATTCTATAAACAACAAAAGTTTAACCTCCCATGAAAAAGATGTTTGCAGCTTGTTGAAGTTTAGTAAAAATTTAAAAGCAACTACTGATCTGGATGAAGCACTTACATTTTCAAACAACTTGTTTGTTTTTGTAGCTACTCCTTCGTTGCAAGATGGTCATTACGACCACTCTCAAATAGATAATATTGTAGAGAGACTGATAGAGAGAGGTGTTCAGCCAGAAAGAAAAGATCTAATAATTGGCTGCACGGTCATGCCAGGGTATTGTGACCAGATACAAAAGAAGCTTAGTGGATACAATTACGAAGTTTCTTATAACCCTGAATTTATTGCTCAGGGAACGATAATAAGAGATCAGCTATATCCTGATATGATTTTAATTGGATCTAACAGCGAAGACTCCGCTCAGAAAATTTCTAAAATATATTCCAGCATGATCCTTAATTCTGCTCCAATTCATGTCATGAACCGTATTAGTGCAGAATTATGTAAAATTTCTTTGAATTGTTTTATAACAACAAAGATAGCTTTTACCAATATGATTGGTGATTTGTCTACCAAAGTTGGGGCAGAGCCTGATAAAATTTTAAATGCAATAGGATCAGATAGCAGAGTTGGCTCTAAGTGTATGCGTTATGGGTTTGGGTATGGAGGACCATGCTTCCCTAGGGATAATCGCGCACTAGGAGTCTATGCAAAAGAAAATGACTGCTCAATACACATAAGTGATGCCACAGATAAGTGTAATACGGATCACTTACAATTCATGATTGATAACTTTGATGGTGCTGAGATTACCCTTGAGAGCGTAACATATAAGCCTGAGTCGGTTATGATCGAGGAATCTCAGCAACTTGCTTACGCAGTAGGATTAGCAAGAAGAGGAGTTAAAGTTACTGTAGCGGATAAACCTGAGGTAATTGATCAGGTTAAAACTATTTATGAAGATTTACTGAATTATGCCAAAACTAACGACCAGTCAATATAATGATTACATTTCCGCAAAAAAAGTTTGACCTTTATTTAGATGTCGGGTTGTCTCACAATGCACCACATTCGCTTGATATATTTAAAAACAATCAGAATGCCTTCGTTATAGGTATAGAGCCAAATCCAGAAAATTGTAATTCTGTTAGAAATATGAATTTAGGATCTAGATTTCATTTAATAGAGGCTGGAGCCTCTGACACAGAGGGAACTTTAGAGTTGAACATGATGTATCCTGATCCAGGCACATCAAGTTTCTTAAAAGTAACTAATGTGCTAATTAATCAGGGATATTTTATAAAGAATAAAGTAAATGTTTCTTTAATTACTTTGGATACTATATTGTCTCAAGTTCCTTGGGATTTAGTAAACGACGGACTTTTTAATTTAAAATCAGACACCCAAGGATTTGAAATGAAAGTTTTAAAAGGTTTAAAATCTTTCGTTACCAAAATAAGAAATCTGCAAATAGAAGCTACAACTTGGGGTCAATACGAAAATGCAAGTGAATTATCAGAGATAGTTTTGTTTTTAAAAGATTATATGAACTTAACAAAAGTAGAGGCAGGAAACGCATGGTTCGTGAAAAAATAGTAAATTGGTTAAAAGAATATAATAATCAAAATAAGATGTCTGGATTCGTAGTAGGAATTTCAGGTGGTATAGATTCAGCCTTAGTATCAACTTTATGTGCTGAGACTGGAATTAATACTATAGCTGTTTCCATTCCAATAAATCAAAATAATGTTCTACATGAAAGATCTTTATTACAGCAAAATTGGCTGTTAAACAATTATAAAAATGTTTCTAGTCAAGTTATTGATTTATCTCAAACTTTTAATGTTTTCAAAAATTCAATTGAAACAACCGATTTAGGTTATGCTAATTCTAAGTCTAGACTTAGAATGATTGCTTTGTATGCAGTCGCTTCTAGAAATAATTATTTAGTTGTAGGCACTGGAAATAAAGTTGAAGACTTTGGCGTTGGATTTTTTACAAAATATGGAGATGGTGGTGTAGATATTTCTCCAATTGCTGATTTGACGAAGACTCAAGTTTTTAAGTTGGCAAAAGAATTAAATATACCTGAAGAAATACAAAACGCTAAACCGACAGACGGGCTGTGGGATGACTCTAGAACGGACGAAGATCAATTAGGGGCAACTTACCCAGAACTAGAGTGGGCGATGGGCTATAATGGCATTGATTCTTTGTCTAAAAAACAACAAGAAGTTTTGAAAGTTTACAATGACTTTCATAATAAGAACAAGCACAAAATGATTCCAATTCCTATATGCAAACTAACGTAAAAAAGAAAATTCTAATATGTGGGGGTGGTGGATTTATTGGACATCACCTTGCCAAAAGATTAAAGAATGAAGGGCACATTGTCATAGTAGCGGACATAAAGCCAAATAATGAATATTGCAAAGATGAAGAGTATTGCGACAGATATTATCAAGGCGATTTAACAGATGCAAAGTCTTGGAACTCCATCGATTTTATGTATGTGGCATTTGATGAAGTTTATCAACTAGCGGCAGATATGGGTGGTGCAGGGTATATCTTTACGGGGGAGAACGATTTAAACGTAATGACCAACTCAGCTATGATAAATCTCCATGCTGTGCAATGGGCAATTAAGTGGAAGGCTAAGATCTTCTATTCAAGTTCTGCTTGTATGTACCCTGCTTACAACCAAGAAGATCCAAGTAATCCAAAGTGCTCAGAGGAGTCAGCTTACCCTGCCGCCCCAGATTCAGAGTACGGTTGGGAAAAGCTATTCTCAGAAAGACTTTATTTTGCAGCTAATAGAAATGCAGGACTTCAGGTTAGAGTAGCTAGATTCCATAACATCTTTGGGCCAGAAGGAACTTGGAAGGGCGGAAAAGAGAAGGCTCCTGCTGCCATATGCCGTAAAGTGATAGAGGCTACAGATCAAGTAGAGATTTGGGGGCCTGGAATTCAGACCAGATCATTTCTTTACATTGACGAGTGCGTAGAAGCTGTATTAAGACTTATGGAATCTGATTTTATGGGTCCTGTTAATATTGGGTCCGAAGAAATTATCTCAATTAATGATCTCGCCAAGATGGTAATTAAAATCTCAGGCAAAGATATTAATATTAACAATGTTAAAGGCCCTGTAGGGGTCATGGGAAGGAACTCAGATAATAAGTTAATCAGGGAAAAATTACATTGGGAACCTTCAATGAAACTAGAAGATGGCATAAAATTAACTTATAATTGGATAAATAAACAAATTTCTTAAGAAATAAACATAAATATATTGTGTGAGGTTATTATGTACCAAGACCAACGCAATATAGATGAATGCCTAACCAAGATTGATTTACGCCTTTCTGAACTTGAAAAACGCTTAGATAAGTCCAAGATAGATAAGTTCTTTGAGCTAGCTACTCGGTTTGCCCTCCCTCTTATTATTGCTATAGGATCAATAGCCTTTACACTTCATAATAGAGTAACGTATCTAGAGACTACTGGGTTTACAAAGTACCAATACCAAACCGACATAAGCGATATCAAGATCCAGATTAGCCAGTTAAAGACTACAGATCCTTATGTAAGAGATCAATTCATTAAGATAGACACGAAACTGGATACGTTGGTTGATAATCTAGATAAACTAAAAGAACGGGTTATAAAGTTAGAGGGCGCGAAATAGTTCTTGATTCCTGCGGCCTGCGAGCTATAATCGCTGGCAATGCAAACCTTCCTGCCCCGTCCTGATTTCTCTGACTCTCTTAAGACTCTGGACAATAAACGACTCGGAAAGCAGCGTGTAGAGGCTATGCAGCTTGTAAACAGCACGCTCAAGCTTGCTCAAGACCCCCATACCAAGGTCGGATGGGCGAATCATCCTGCCCGTACCATGTGGCGTGGATACCTCGACGCTCTTAAGCTGTACCACAATCTGTCTATCCTAGAATGGAAGTCTCGTGGCTTCAAGAACACGATGAAGCTATACGATCTCCCAGACAGTATTGATCTCCCGCATTGGATTGGTCGGGAAGATTTCCATGCTAGTCACCGATCCAATCTCATCCGCAAAGATCCTATTTGGTATGGCCAGTTTGGTTGGTCAGAACCTAATAATCTTGAGTATATCTGGCCGAAGTCTGACTATGATTACGCTACCTAACGATAACTTTATATTGGTTAAGTGGGCATCACTCTTTTTGATGATGGTGTCCGCTTACCAATTTTGGGGTATTTTTGCTCCATTTTTTGTGATTGGAGTTTGGGCGTTCCTAAACTCATTGATTAACACACTTTGTGTTTATATCGCAAGCACAGGACTGATGATTAACACCACTCTGATGGTAGGACTCAAGAAAGATGAAAGTCAAGCTAAAAATCTTCACGGATAAGCCATTTCGAATGCCAACGCAAGCCACCCCTGGCTCTGCTGGTTGGGATATCCACTCTACGATTGATATTACCTTGCCACCTATGGAATTACGCATGATTCCTGTAGGATTCGGTCTTCAAATCCCAAGAGGGCATTATGTGTCAATCCTACCGAGAAGTTCCTTCGGGAAGAAAAAGATCATTGTCGCAAATTCTCCGGGTACTATTGATAGCGATTTTACCGGAGAGATTCATGTCATGCTTTACAACCTCGGCAACGACTTCTTCTACATCAAAGAAGGGGACAGAATTGCTCAAATGGTACTCCAATCTTACAACGACTTCAATTTCCAAGTCGTACCTGAGTTTGAACAAACTCAACGAGGTGAAGGTGGATTTGGATCAACTGATTTAGCATTCGATATTAGAAACGACCGCTACACTTGCCCAACGGAGACCGTCAGGGCTTCATTTGAAGAAGAAGGCGACTGATGATTCTTAAGGAAGCTACCGAGGAAGACCTCTCGGACCCGAGTATGCTCCTAGCTGCCGTCGAGGCCAGTAAATCTTCCTTGAGATTTCAGCTAGGAGCGGTAATTAAGTGCGGCAAAATGAGGGTCGCAGCCTATAATAAGAACAAGACGCACCGAACGTTCGGCTGCGGGAGATTTCAGAGCCTACACGCAGAAAGTTACTGCATACTTAAGGCAATCAAACATGGTATGGATCTTTCTGCAAGTACTTTATATGTGTATCGTATGCATGGCCTTAATTCGAAGCCATGCAAAGATTGCCAGACTCTTATTAAGAGGTTTAGAATAAAGAAGGTAATTTACACAAATGCTAAATCAAGAAATTCTTGAGAGATTAAAAAATCCTCAAACTTTAGAAAAGGCAGACACTAGTCTTGGATTTATATCCACTGGCTGTTTAGCCTTAAATAAGATTATCAGCGGTAATTACTCCGATGGTATTCCCATTGGTGCCATTACGCAGCTTAGAGGTGATAGCTCGACTGGTAAAACCCTATTTCTGACTTCAATCTTAATTGAAGCTCAAAAGAAGGGTTA